CCTAAACCTACTATATACAAACTATAAATGGAAGAAAGTAAGAATCATCACCACTAATGAATAATTGAACTAGAAACTAAAGCAAACATATCCTCAGCATGCTACTTCTAACCTAGACGTGATTGTTTAAATACAAGATATGATCAAAGTACAAATTAACCAAAAAAATGAATATCAACACAGGTTCTTCACCTCGGTACTAGATCTATTCCCTAGTGAAGCCTGCTAATGTGCAAGGTCATTGTGTGCACGTTCAACCTCCTTCAAAACCTCTTCTCCATACTTGCTATGGACATAAACTCTCACCATCAAGCTAGGATAATTAAGTGCACAAGTGTACAACTGCATAATAGTCCTATCATTGGGCTCCTTTCCCTTCGTCATCCTCCATACTCTCCTTAAACCTACCAATGTTGCAGAATTTGCATACTTCTTATAATACTCCTTCCAATCAACTCTCAACTTAAGTATCTTCTCTAGACACTTATGACAATTATCTCTATGCAGACCTTCGTGCTTCCTGTGGACTTTAGTGTCCACAACAATTGGAGAGCATACGCAATTCTGCTCAAATTTAAGAGCTACCTCTTGCTCTTCACTAGCCGTTGACTCTGCCGAGGGTCCCGCATCCTCTGTTACCACATCATCATGAACCCCAACAACACCTTCTGACTCTAGAGTCAACGGCTTTAGTTGTTTCCCTGGTTCTGACCATTGTTCGTCCTCATCAGGGCCTCAGCTGCAGCTTCACGTGCTGCTTGTGAGATTCTCTTGGACGTCTCATGAATGTCCGAGATAACCTCAAAAGTCCACTCTTCTGGAAGACCACCGGTTCCAAATGGCAGCATGGCCTCAAACACCTTCTTGGAGATCGGTCTCTTCTGTGCAAAGAACTGCTTCATTGTTCTCTGAACGATCGATTTCCTCTCCTCCTGCTTCTTAACGTTCATCGTCCCTATCAGGACACACACAGCTGCCACGTCAGTTCTTGATCCATTGAGGAATTGTCCTCCATTCTGTGCACTTTTGTTGATGCAGTCAATAAGGTTGTGCTTATCCTTGAATGCTTCCTTGATAACTGGATCTGCAAACATCCGATTGAGACTGTCACGTGAAAAGACAGCCCCAGATAGAGGCGTCAAGATGTCGTGTCCAGAATCACATGAAATCCTTGTGAATTTCCCAAGGATGTGAAGTCCAATGATCGTTGCTTGCTTGACTGTTAGCAACAGGACATTTCCAGCACTCAGCTTCGGTTGGTCGGTAGGTGCACTTGTTGACTTGAAGGTCGAGATCATGATCATCCCAGCAGTTGCATGGTTCTCACCGTCCTTGCATTTCTTCCAGAAATCTTCAACACTTTTCTTCAGCTTGTCATTTGTAGCCTCAGCATTAGGCTCCAGAACTCCATTTGCTGAATATGACCCAAAATCAATTGTCCTGAGCTTGGTTATCTGCTCAGGCTGGACCGTCTCGGTGATTCGTAGGCGCCAATGGATGTCCGCATTCTTTCCCTTCTTGACACTTCGAGTTTCTGGGCCGATGTTGTAGATGATCCTGCGCATGACATCAAGAGCCTTGTACGAGCTATCCCAGTTGAAATCGTCAAGGATACTCGGGAGGATCTTTGCAACTTCTGCAATCAGTTCCGGAACATTGAGCCTTGCTCCACTTATCTCGCCTGCCAGCTCAGACACCTTCACAAATTGGATGACAGCATCCTTGACAAGGTTGGTCTTGCAGAGTGCCGCAGCCGACTCGTTCTGGAGGTCAATGATATCAGTGATTGCCTTCCTCTCTGCTGCCTCCCCAGGCAGGTCCAGATCATTGTGGTTGGTGTAAGCTTTGGCAGACTCCATCCTTCAGTAAGAAATAAAGCGTGTGTGCAACTTCTGATGTCCTGTTGATGTTGAAGCGGTTGGTAACTTGTTCTTTGATGGTGTTGTAATCTCTGAATGTTAATGTCACGCTTTCTTCTATATTCAAGTCTTCTGGTGTTAATATAACTATGTCTCCAATCTCTGTCTTTGCTGGTTTTGCGAAAGCTAGTCCACAGTCACAAACAGTTTGCTCTGCTACTAGTGTTCTGTTCTTTGTCTCGGATATTTCCACTTGGTACTCGCCTGGGTTATTTGTTCGGTTGTATTCTACTTTTACGATGTAGTACATCTATTTCAACAGTCCTCTGCTTGCTGCTGCTTGAGAGAT